TGATTTAAAAATCAACCTTGACCGTGTATCACATATGATTGAAAATATGTGGATGGATGGTCCAAATGGATGTGGTAAATTAAAGATTCTACCTACACCGATGGGTCAACTAGTTAAAACTATGTTAGAGTCAGGTGTGAAGTTAGGAGTTTCGAGTCGCGGTAGCGGAAACGTTAACGAGGACTCAGGACAAGTCAGTGATTTTGAAATTATCACTGTCGACATCGTATCGCAACCAAGTGCTCCGAATGCTTACCCTACAGCAATTTATGAAGGTCTTATGAATATGAGACATGGTCATAATGTTTTAGAGATGGCAAGAGAGGCTAGTGGTGATGCTAAAGTACAACGATATTTGAAGAGTGAAGTTTTAAGACTCATCAAAGATCTTAAGGCTTAATAGGAGAATGGCATGCTAGATGTACTAAAACCATTATTAGACAGCGATCTAGTTAACGAAGAAACTCGTGCTGAAATATCAGAAGCATGGGACGCTAAGTTAAACGAAGCTCGTGAGTCTGTTCGTGCTGAATTACGTGAAGAGTTCGCTCAGAAGTATGAACACGATAAACAAACAATGGTTGAAGCAATCGATCGCATGGTAACAGAAAGTTTGAAAACTGAAATGGCTGAAATGCAGGAAGAAAAAGCCAAATTAGCAGAAGACCGTGTTAACCAAGTTAACAAAATGAAAGAATCAGCAGAAAAATTTAATAACTTTATGGTTACTAAATTAGCTGAAGAACTCAAAGATCTTCGATCAGACAGAAAGGTACAAGCTGAATCAGTTGAAAAATTGGAACAGTTTGTGGTTAAAGCGTTAGCAGAAGAAATTAAAGAATTTGCACAAGACAAACAGGACGTTGTTGAGACTAAAGTTAAACTTGTTGCAGAAGCTCGTGCGAAACTAGAAGAACTTAAAACTAAGTTCGTTACAGAATCAAGTGAGAAAATGACTAACGCAGTTGCCAAGCATTTGAAAGCAGAACTTTCGCAATTACAAGAAGATATCAAAGTTGCTCGTGAGAACACCTTTGGTAGAAAAATCTTTGAAGCATTTGCTAGTGAATTTGGCGCAACTCATTTAAATGAGAACGCAGAAATTCGTAAACTAGTTGACGCTATCGCAGAAAAAGATCAACAAATTGCAGAAGCAACCGATAAGCTCAACGAAACTACCAAGTTGGTTGAGTCAAAAGAAAATGAGATTGTCATGATCAAAGAGTCTAATGAGCGTGAAGCAAAATTAGATGAACTACTTTCTAATCTTAATGATGAGAAAGCAGAAGTTATGACTAATTTATTAGAGGGTGTTGCTACTAAGAAATTAGAAGCGGCCTTTAACAAATATCTTCCAGCGGTGCTTAACGAGAATGTAGTGAAGTCTAAAAAAGCGACACTTACAGAATCTGTTAAGGAAGTAACTGGAGATAAAAACAAGCAAGTTGAAGAAGTTAAAAAAGACGAAGATGGCAACATCATCGACTTACGCAAACTTGCTGGTATTTAAAGACATTAGGAGATAATTATGTCACAAGAACTACTTGAAAGCCGTTGGGGTGAGACTAAAGACGCTTTATTAGAAGGTCTACAAGGCAACAAACGCAACTCAATGGGTGTTATTTTAGAAAACACAAAAAACTACTTAGCTGAAGCGGCAACATCAGGCGCATCAGCGGCAGGTAACGTAGCAACACTAAACCGTGTAATTCTTCCAGTTATTCGTCGAGTTATGCCAACAGTTATTGCTAACGAAATCGTTGGTGTACAACCAATGACAGGCCCAGTAGGCCAAATTCATACATTACGTGTACGTTATGCTGAAACATTAGATGCAACAGGTTCAGCAAATGATACAACAGCAGGTGACGAAGCATTATCACCATTCCAAATCTCAACAGCATACGCTGGTGACGGAACTGCTGGTAAAGCTGACTCTACAGCAGGTAAAGAAGGTACAGGCGGTCGTAAGATTTCAGTACAAATTCTTAAACAAGCTGTTGAAGCAAAAACACGTAAATTACAAGCACGTTGGACATTTGAAGCGGCTCAAGACGCTCAATCACAACACGGTATTGACGTAGAAGCAGAAGTAATGGCGGCATTAGCACAAGAAATTACTGCTGAGATCGACCAAGAAGTTTTAGCTTCATTACGTTCATTAGCGGCTACAGAGTTTACATACAACCAAGCAACTGTATCAGGTACAGCTACATTCGTTGGTGACGAACACGCGGCTTTAGCGGTTCTAATCAACAGAACAGCTAACTTGATTGCACAACGCACAAGACGTGGTGCTGGTAACTGGGCTGTTGTTTCACCAGCGGCATTAACAGTTTTACAATCAGCTACTACATCAGCGTTTGCACGTTCAACTGAAGGTACATTTGAAGCTCCAACAAACACTAAGTTTGTAGGTACTTTAAACTCAGCTATGAAAGTATATGTTGATTCATATGCGGCTGACACAACTCCAGTTTTAGTTGGTTATAAAGGTTCATCAGAAGCTGATGCGGCGGCGTTCTACTGCCCATATATTCCATTAATGTCATCAGGCGTTGTATTGGATCCAGCATCATTCGAACCAGTAGTATCATTCATGACAAGATACGGTTACGTAGAATTAACAAACAGTGCATCATCTTTCGGTAATGCGGCTGACTACGTAGGCGAAATTGCAGTTTCAAACTTATCATTCTCATAATTTTAAATTATGTAATGATGTAGTTGATACTACACTACGAAACTTAAAAGAGGACTTTTCGGAGTCCTCTTTTTTTATCTATAATTTTTCAAACAATAAGTAATTGCATGTCGCAATTAGATTTCAAATTATATTCAGATCCGTTTGAGTCTGCCTGGGAGCAAGAATTGTTCTATGGCAAATATCCACCTAACAAAACTTATGAATGGATAGACACAGACACACCCGAAGATTCAATCAATCATGATGATATAACCTATACGTTTAACGAACATGGATTTAGATCAGACAGTTTTAAACAACGAAGTGATTTTAATATATTAGTATCAGGATGTAGTCTAACAGTAGGTGTAGGCGTTAAGTATGAGAACACTTGGCCACAACAGCTTAAAACGCACATTAACCAGCCTACAACAGTTTGGAACCTAGCACAGAGTAGTACGAGCCCAGACTATGTTGTACGTTCAATATACAAGACTGTAGACGTGTTAAAACCAGACTTAATAGCAGTTTGTTGGCCTGCAGAATCAAGAATTGAGTTACCTAAAAACAAACATTCAATAACCACATATCAATTAGACACAGACGACTATCCTAAAATACTAGAGAACCCAAATTGGGCATATCATAATCTACAAAAAAATATTATTTTTTTAACACAACTGTGTAAAAATAAAAACATACCATTAGTACAAGCACCCGGACCTTATACAGACTTTGGTATAGATCCAGATACATCAGCAAGAGACGGTAGTCACCCAGGAAATAAATGGCATAAAAAGTTTGCTGAACTAGTTTTTCAGACATATCAAGATAAATACTAGTGCTAATTGCATAGGGCAGTTAGTTTATGCTGTTTAACCATATCAGCGTAGTGGATAGAACCCACATCGGACTTCTATAAGGAGAAATATAAAATGGGAAGACCTATTGACAAATACTTTTTAGGTGCAACTGGTGGTGCTCCGGCAACTATTCCAGTTCGTGCAGATATTGGCGGTACAGACTTTGAAGGTTACATTGTTAACCAAAAAGGTTCTAACAAATTTACAGTTTCAAATGACGCAGGTACAGTTTCAGGCGTTGCTTATCTTGTAGATAAAGTAACAGGACACGACGACGGCGAAATGTCTATCGTTGGTCAAGTTGATGGTGGCGATAACGTTACTATTCAAAAAATTACTGCACACAAAGCAGTTGGATTCAATGGCACTGTTTATTCATGGGCTGTTGCAGACGACTCTTCAGAGTCTTTAATCAGACTTACACCTTTAGCATAATTTTAAATTATATTAAGGTCAAAATCCCTTGTGTTAAATACGATACAAGGGATTTTTTATGACTTATGGATTTGCATTAGGTAACGGCCGTAGTAGACAAGGTATCAACGTACAAAAATTAAGAAAGTACGGACTTGTTGCAGGCTGTAACAGAATATACGAAGAAGAAGCTGTAGATATACTTGTTGCTACAGATAGGCAAATGGCACAAGAAATAGAAGATACTGGCTACGGAATGACACATGAGTTTTGGACTAGACGTCCAAGGCCAGATACAGGATCAAGAAAACTAGAAAGACCAACATATGGTTATTCTTCAGGACCTGCTAGTATTGCACAACTCTGTGAGCGAGGTTGTACACGAATATATTTGCTTGGGTTTGATCTAGGATCACCAGATCAGTATGTTAATAACATCTATGCAGGTACAGCACACTACAAAACTCCAGATATGAAACCAACTTACTATGGTAATTGGATCAAACAACTACAACAAGTATGTGAAAGATGGAGTAACAATACATTTTATAGAGTTGTAGGACCAGAAAGCACACCTTATGACTTTGAAAGAACAAACTTTGTTGATATAGATATCAACAACTTTACAACGGAGATAAATAGTTTATAATAGGAAAAACTATGAGTACAAACAAAAAGATATCAGGTGATTATAACATTGAAACAATAAGTGGTAATGTAGGCATTACTTCAGACGTTGTTATCACAGGTAACTTAACAGTTACAGGTACATCAACTGAAATTGTTTCAACAGACACTGCTATTACAGATAGAGTTATTACACTCAACGACGGCGAAACAGGTGCAGGTGTTACAGGCGGAACAGCAGGTATTGAAATCGACAGAGGTAGCTCTACTAATGCTAGATTAGTGTATGATGAATCAGATGATAGATGGAAAATTGATTCAGGATCAGGTTCTTTAGTTGCTATTGCTACATCAGCATCAGGTAACGTTGGTTTGTATAACGTTGTTGAAGATACAACGCCACAACTAGGCGGAGACTTAGACGTCAACGGTCAAAGTATTATATCAGCAAGTAACGGTAATATTGTAGTAGCACCAAACGGTTCTGGTGAACTACAAATTGATGGAACAGCAATTAGAGTTGAAAACTCATCAGCCCCAAGTGCAGAAACAGGCTATAATAAATTATATGCAGGCACAGTTTCAAGCGGTGGCTCAGGTTTATTCTTTGTTAATGATGACGCAAGTGACGAACTTGTTAGCAAATCAAAAGCCATTGTTTATGGCATTATATTTTAGGAAATAAAAGATGGCAATCGAAACAACACAAGTTGGAAATACAGCAACTACAGTTTATACATCAAGTGGTGATTCAGCAGTAACATTTGTTTCATTTACAAATGCTACAGGCTCAGCAGTGGATATTGATCTTCATATTGTGCCAAACGGTGAATCAGTTGGTAATGTAAATCTTGTTGCTAAAACATTGACAGTTGATGCAACTGATACATACTTCTTATACAGTTCAGGTGAGAAACTATTATTAGGTAATGCAGATACTATTGTTGCTACTGCTAACACAGCATCAGCAATTAACTCAATTATTTCATACACAAGTATCTAATGGGACGTTTTTTAAAAACAACGTCGGCTTTAGGTAGTACTGTTGCACAGGCTGTTAGTATTGCTAGAGGCAATTCTAATAACAGACCTAATAAGCCTAAAGTAGGTGATTTCCGTTTCAACACAGACACTGATGCTATTGAGTATTGGACTGGCAATGAATGGAAATACTCAGCACCTGCTGGCGAAGTTGATTTAGATATTGATGACTTTACTGGTGACGGTTCAACAACAACATTTACTATGGCCGCAGAACCAAGTCATGCAAAACAAATTTTAGTATTCATTGGTTCAGTGTTTCAAGACTACTCAACTGCTTATACAGTTACAGCAGACGAAATCACATTCACAAGTGCTCCGCCAAGTGGCGAGACAATCAAAGTTATTCATCACCTTGCTTCTACAGACACTGTGATGAACGACGTGTAAATCCAAGTTTTTCAATTTAGATAAATAAACACATAAGCAACATTTCGTTGTGGACAGACCGAGGTAAACCTGCGATTGAACAAGGTTATCCGTGAAACACGGAGGATTAAGGAGACAGTATGGCTATTGGCCGCATA